CCCGCGACGCCGATGATTTCGTGCTCACGATGGGAGATCACGACGCGGACGGGGAGCTGGAGGGCCACATCGAGAGGTGCGTCGATCGTCTGCGCGCGGGCCGCGGGGATGCCGCCAGCTTCATGCCCAATGCGGATTATACCCTGATCCGCTTCAAGGGCCGGAGCTATCGCTTTACCGGCCAGGGCGCCAAAATCCTGCAATATCTGCACAAGGCCCATCTCGACGGCCAGCCGCGCGTGCGGACGCCCGAGATGATGGGGGAGATCACCAAGGATCCGACGCGCACGCTGGCCCAGCATTTCAGCAAGCGCACGGACTGGAAGGATCTGATCGGCTACGGCAACGGCGTCTGCTGGCTCAGGCTCGACGAATAGCCCGGCCCCTCCATCACCCACTCTTCGCAGCCCGCCCATTGAGGCGGGCTTTTTTGTGCGCTGCCCCTCAAAAAATCCGCGCTCCTACGTGGATTCCTACGTTCGGGGGGCTGCCGCTCCTACGCAATCCGCCTCCAAGTTCCGGGTGTCACTTCGAAAGACCCCGCGACGGCCAAGGAGGCAAGCGTGAGCACTCTCAAACATCTCAACCAGACCGAACTCGCCCGCCGCTGGCGGGTCAGCCCGCGAACGCTGGAGCGGTGGCGCTGGACCGGTGAGGGGCCTCGCTACATGAAGGTCGTCGGTCGGGTGCTTTATCGGCTCGAGGACATCGAGGCCTTCGAGCTGGCGCAGATGCGCGAGAGCACGGCCGCCGATGGGGCGGAGGCAGTCCAATGAGCTGCCAGCTTCTCCGCACCGACCTTCCCATGACCGAGATGCGGTTTGCCGGATGGCTCGCCCAGGCCACGCCCGGGGAGTCGCTGGAATACCATCGCGGCTTCCTGCTGCTCGACCGTGATCGGCATTACAGCCGGCTGCTTCCGTCTGAGCGCACGGCGCTAATCAACCTGGCCGACCGCGCCTACTGGGCGGCCGAGAAGGGGCTAGTGCATCTCGTCCAGCGCCGCTGCGGGCCGGATTGTTTCGTCTATCTGGCCGTCGCCCGGCCTGTCCGGCTGCCGCCCGGGACATCCCTGTCCACCCTTCTGACCGAGGAGATCGCCGCATGATCCACCATCCCAAGATCCGCAATCACACCCAAGGAGGACATCAATAATGGCCATTTCCCTCGACGATATCCGCCGCGGCGCTGCGCCACAGCCGCCCAATATCCTGGTCCATGGCGTGGCCGGGGTGGGCAAGACCACCTTCGGGGCCTCGGCGCCCGATCCGGTGGTCGTGCAGACCGAAGACGGGCTGGGCATTATCGACGTGCCACATTTTCCGCTGGCCGAGACCTTTGCGCAGGTGATGGAGGCGCTGGAGGCGCTGCGCAGCGGCGAGCACGACTTCCAGACCGTGGTCGTGGACAGCATCGACTGGCTGGAGCCGCTGGTCTGGGGGGCGACCTGCGCCGAGAACAACTGGCGCTCGATCGAGGAGCCGGGCTTCGGCAAGGGCTATGTCGCCGCACTCAATATCTGGCGGCGCTATCTCGAGGCCCTGAACGCGCTGCGCCGTGAGCGCGGCATGGCGGTGATCCAGATCGCCCATACCGACATCAAGCGCTTTGACAGCCCCGAGCACGAGCCCTTCGACCGGTATGTGATCAAGCTGCATGCCCGCGCCTCGGCGCTGGTGCAGGAGCATGCCGATATCGTGCTCTTCGCCAATTACCGCATTAACACGGTGAAGTCCGATGTGGGCTTCAACAAGAAGGTCACGCGCGCACTCGGCTCGGGCGAGCGGGTGATCCACACCGAGGAACGTCCCGCCTTCCTCGCCAAGAACCGCTACGGCCTTCCCGAGAGCCTGCCGCTCGACTGGCCGAGCTTTCAGGACGCCCTGATCGACGCCATGGCGCCGGCCGGCGCCGACGCCACCACCCCCGTAACCGACAATACCTGAACCGGAAAGGACTGAACATCATGGCCAGATTCCAGCAGCAATTCGACGCTACCCAGGTCGAGCCCCAGGGCGACTCCACCCCGCTGCCCGCCGGCACCTACCGCATCGCCATCCGCGAGAGCGAGATGCAGCCCACCAGGAACGGCCGCGGCCAGTATCTTCTGCTCGAGTTCGAAGTGCTCGAAGGCGAGCATGCCGGGCGCAAGCTCTTCGACCGGCTGAACCTGATCAACGACAACCCGACCGCCGTCGAGATCGCGCAGCGCACGCTCTCGGCCATCTGCCACGCCACGGGGCAGATGCAGGTCCAGGACTCCGTCGAACTCCACGACATCCCCATGCGCGCCAAGGTCAAGGTGGAGCCGCCGAAGAACGGCTATGGCGAGAGCAACTCCGTTCGCTATTTGCCGCTCGAAGATCAGGACCAGCCGGCCAACACGGCCTCGACCGCTCCGCAAGCTGCCCCCGCGCACAAACCCATCGCCGCCCCGCGCAATGCCGCCGCGGCGCCTTGGCAGCGCAAGAAGGGAGACGGGGCATGAGCGAGGCGACGCGCGACGAGCGGCTCACCGAACTGCAGGACGAGATCGCCGCCATCAAGGCGCAGCTGGCGCGGGGAGACGCGGACAAGGACCGCTTCAAGGACATGCTGATCGCCGTGCTGCGCGAGGCGACGCCCGAGGCGGCGTGGGATCTGTTCCTGGAGGAAGCCAAGAGGAGGGCATCCTGATGGCTCAACTCCCCGACCGTCCTCAGCCGATCCGCGAGGCCATCTTCGCGGCCTATGAGGCCGATCGCGACGACGGCTTCCGGAATCATCTGGGCGCCTCGCTGATCGGCAAGGACTGCGAGCGGGCCCTGTGGTACGAATTCCGCTGGGCCACGTCGGCGAGCTTTCCCGGCCGCGTCCTGCGGCTGTTCGAGACCGGGCAGCTGGAAGAGGACCGGCTGGTGCGCAATCTGCGCCGCATCGGGGCGACGATGCTCGACCGCGACCCGGAGACCGGCCGGCAATGGCGCGTCGAGGCCCCGCCCGAGCAGGGCGGCCGCCACTTCGGCGGCTCGCTCGACGGCGTGGCGCTCGGCCTGCCGGAAGCGCGCAAGACCTGGCACGTGGTCGAGTTCAAGACCCATGGCGCAAAATCCTTCCGCCAGCTTGCCAAGGGCGTGGCCGTCGCCAAGTCGCAGCACTGGGCGCAGATGCAAATCTACATGCATCTGATGGGGCTGACCCGGGCACTCTACATGGCGGTCTGCAAGGACACGGACGACCTCTACACCGAGCGCGTCCGCCATGACCGGGCCGCCGCCGAGGCCCTGCTGGCCAAGGCCGGGCGCATCATCGAGGCCCAGCATCCGCCGGCGCGGATCTCGGAAGACCCGGACTTCTTCCAGTGCCGCTTCTGCGATCACCGGGCGCTCTGCCATGGCGGCGACTTCGCCCCGCGCCATTGCCGATCCTGCCTGCACAGCACGCCCGTCGCGGGCGGCCGCTGGCACTGCGCCAAATGGGACAAGCATCTCTCTTCGGCCGAGCAGCGCGCAGGCTGCGACCGCCACCGCTATATCCCCGATCTGGTGCCGGGCGAGCTGCAAGCCGTCGATGAGGACCGCATTGTCTACCGAACGGCCGATGGCTCAAGCTGGACCGATGGAGGTGCGGCATGATCCAGCTTCGCCCCTATCAGACAGCCGCCATCGCCGGGCTCTATGACCATTTCGAGCACCATGCCGGCAATCCGCTGATCGTGCTGCCGACCGGCACGGGCAAGTCGCTGGTGATCGCCGCCTTCATCCGGCAAGCGCTGACTAACTGGCCCGAGACGCGCGTCCTGGTGCTCACCCATGTCAAGGAGCTGATCGCCCAGAACCATGGCGAGCTCACGACGCTGTGGCCGGCAGCGCCGGCGGGGATCTACTCCGCGGGCCTGAAGCGCCGCGATCTCGATGCGCCGATCCTCTTCGCCGGGATCCAGTCCGTGCACAAGCGCGCCCATGCGCTGGGCCAGGTCGATCTGGTGATGGTCGATGAGGCCCATCTGATCCCCCGCAAGAGCCGCACCATGTATGGCCGGTTCCTGGCCACGCTCCAACGGCTCAACCCTTATCTGAAGGTCATCGGGCTGACCGCCACGCCCTGGCGGCTGGACAGCGGGCGGCTGGACGAGGGCGCGGACCGGCTGTTCCATCGCATCGCCCATGAGGCGCCGGTCGGGGATATGATCGCGCAGGGCTGGCTGTCGGAGGTGATCCCGAAGCGCACAGACACGCAGCTCGACGTCTCCGGGGTGGGCGCGCGTGGCGGCGAGTTCATCGCCGGGCAGCTCGAGCGCGCCGTGGATCGCGAGGCGACCACGAACAGCGCCGTGTCCGAGATCATGCGCGCCGGGCAGGACCGGCAAAGCTGGCTGATCTTCTGCGCCGGGGTCGATCATGCACTTCATGTGCGCGATGCGCTGCGCGGCAAGGGCGTGACCGCCGAGGCGGTGCTCGGCGAGACCGGCGCGGTCGAGCGCGACCGCATCGTGGCCGCCTTCAAGGCTGGCGAGATCCACGCCCTGACCAACGCCAATGTGCTGACCACCGGCTTCAACGCTCCGAACGTCGATCTCATCGCCATGCTCCGGCCCACTCAATCGGCCGGGCTCTATGTCCAGATGGTCGGGCGCGGCACGCGCAGGGCCCCGGGCAAGACCGACTGCCTGGTCCTCGATTTTGCCGGCAATACCGAGCGCCACGGCCCGATCGACGCGATCCGCCCGAAGCGCCCCGGCGAAGGCGACGGCGAGGCGCCCACCAAGGATTGCCCTGAATGCGACCGGATCGTCGCGGCCGGCACGCGCATCTGTCCCTGCGGGTTCCAGTTCCCCGAGCCCGAGACCAGGCTCCAGGCCCGCGCCTCCTCGGCGCCGGTGCTGGCCCGGCAGACCCCGACCGAGACCGTCGCGGTCGAGGCCGTGACCTATCACCGCCACGCCAAGCCCGGCGGCCGCACCAGCCTGCGCGTCGAGTATCGCTGCGGCCTGACCCGTCACAAGGAATGGGTCTGCCTGGAGCACGACGGCTATCCGCGCCGCAAGGCCGAGGCCTGGTGGCGGCAGCGAAGCCGGGGCGCGCCGCCGCCCGCCAGTGTCGGGGAAGCCCTGGCCCGCACCGGCGAGCTCGCCGTGCCGGAAGCCATCACCATCCGGCCCAAGGGACGCTTCACCGAGATCGTCGCCTACGCCTTCGAGCAGGAGCACGCCGCATGATCGACCCCACCCCGAATGAACAGGAGGCCATCCTCCAGGCCGGCCAGATGGGCGGCGAGGTGCTCGACGAGATCGGCGAGACGGATCTTGCCCGGCTGACCCTGGAGCAGTGGGAGACATTCCTCGCCGCGATCGTGGGCGGCTATCTGACACATCTGAGCGAACTCGCCGCGCGCGACCAACGCAGGCTCGACCAATCCAGGGAGGCGCCGTTTTGAGCACGTCCAATCTCATGGAGCGCGTCGGGCTGGATCTGGCCGCCAATGGCTATCCGGTGATCCCCATCGCCCCCGGCACCAAGAAGCCGGGGCGCATGGTGCGCGGGCAGTGGCACGACTATCCGGGCTGGTCCCGGCATGGCACGCGCGAGACCACCGAGCACGAACTGGCCATCTGGGCCGGCTGGGAGGGCGCGGGGATCGGTGTGCCCTGTGGGCGCGTGGTCGCCGTGGATATCGACATCGCGGAGGCCGAGCCCGCGCTCGAGGTCGAGGCGCTGGCCCGCAGGATGCTGGGCGACACCCCGGCGATCCGGATCGGCAAGCCGCCCAAACGCCTGCTGGTCTACCGGGCGCAAGAGCCCTTCGCCGGCATCAAGCGCCCCCCGATCGAGATCCTCGGCCAGGGCCAGCAATTCGTGGCGCATGGCATCCATCCGGGCACGGGGCGCGCCTATGTCTGGCCGGAGGACGACCTCGCCAATCTGGAGCTCGATGATCTGCCGGCGATCACGGAGGATGCAGCGCGCGCCTTTCTCGATGCGGCGATGGAGATCGTGCCCGAGCACCTCAAGCCCGCGACGCTGGCGGGGGGCGATCCAGGGCAGGACGTAGAGAACGCCGGTGGCGCGACCGGCATCCAGCGCGGCACGCCGGATGCGGTGGCGCAGGCGCTCGACCATATCCCGAACGCCGATCTCGACTATGACAGCTGGATCCGCATCGGCATGGCGCTCAAGGGCGCGCTCGGGGACGAGGGCGCGGAGCTGTTCGCCGCCTGGTCGGCGCAATCGGCCAAAGACGATCCGGCCTTTACCGCGCGCAGCTGGGCGAGCCTGAACCCGACCCACATTGGTGCGGGCACGATCTACCATCATGCGATGGCGGCGGGCTGGCAGCCCGAGCCGGACCTCGTGCTCAACGGCGAGATCAAAGTCAACGGGCGTCATCCCGCGAAGGGCATGCTGGCGCGGCTCACCGCCGATGCGCCGGCAGTATGTGCAGATTCTGCACACACTGAAGCCAGTTCTCCGGAAATCCCGGATAACTCGCAAGCCGACCTCCCACCCTGTCCCGACGTCGCGCCTGCCGCCTTCGAGGGCGTGCTGGCGGAGCTGCTGGGCTACATCAACACCACCGCGCGTCGGCCGCAGCCCATGCTGGCGCTGGGGGCGAGCCTCTGCGCGCTCGGCACCCTGATGGGGCGCAAGTACCGGACGCCGACCAATCTGCGCTCCAACCTGATGATCGTCGGCCTGGCCGAGAGCGGGGCCGGCAAGAACCATGCGCGCGAGGTGGTGGGCGAGCTCTTCGTTGAAGCCGGGCTCACCCACTATCTGGGCGGCAACCGGATCGCCTCCGGCGCCGGGCTGCTGACCGCCCTGCATCGCCAGCCCGCCAGCCTGTTCCAGATCGACGAGTTCGGCATGTTTCTTGCCGCCGCCGCCGATCGCAAGCGCTCGCCGCGCCACCTGACCGAGATCCTCGATTTGATGACCGAGCTCTATTCCTCGGCGGGCAGCGTGCTGCTGGGCGCGGAATACGCCAATCGCGACGGCAAGGACCCGCGCCGCGACCTCACCCAGCCCTGTCTCTGCCTCTACGGTATGACCACGCCGCTGCATTTCTGGAATGCGCTCGGCTCGGCCAATGTGATCGACGGCTCGCTGGCGCGCTTCCTGGTCCTTCAGGCGCAGGAGGCCTATCCGGAGGAAAACGACGCGGCCGGGATCCGCACCGTGCCGCCCGACCTGGTCGAGGCCCTGTAGCATCTCGAGAGTGCGGGCGGGCACGCAGGCGGCAATCTGGCCGATGCCGGCGGCGGGCTCGCCACCGCGCCCAACCCGCGCACCGTCGAGCTGGACGATGCGGCCGCGCGCGCCTTCAGGGCGCTGTCGAAAGACATGACGACCCGCTTGCGCCAGGCCGCCGGCATCCAGGACACGGCCGTGCTGGCGCGGGTGGCGGAGAACGCCGCCAAGCTGGCCCTGGTGCGCGCGGTGGCCGCCGACCCGGCCGATCCCCTGATCCGGGCGCAGGACGCCGACTGGGCCATCGCCTTCGCCCGCTACTGGGGCGAGCGCACCCTGGCCGAGATCCGCGCCCATATCGCCGACAACGAAACCGAGCGCGAGCACAAGCGGGTCCTGGACATCGTCACCAAGGCGACGCCCGGGGGCGGCATCACCAAGCGCCAGCTGACGCGAGACCCTCAATTCCTTGACAAACGCCCACGCAATGAGACCATCGAAGCGCGGTCACCACGGCCACCCGTCGAACCGGCGGACGCCCGGGCATGGTCTACACCTGCCCTGGCGCGGAAGAGTTCCTTCATTGAAAGAAGGGACTTCTTTCAGAAGGCCGGTGAGACAGGAAATCCGTGGCATATCAGCGGGTTGCGCCCATCGGGGGAGTTCTTTCTTCAAACTTCGCGGGACGCCTCCGGGGGCTCGTCCGAGCTACCCCCGCTATGAAAGAAGAAAAAAGTATTTTTTATATGTATACCAGGGAGTTGGGCTGTCTCACCCCTTTGAAAAAAGGTTGGGTCGCCTGAAAAACCCCCGACGACGTCGGGCCGCCCCGGCATCCGATCGCATCGTACCGCACCTCTTTCCGCCGCCGGCGCGGGGCAGCCTCACCCGCTGCACCCCGCGCCGGTGGGCTCACCAAGAGAAGGAGGACGGTATGTCCGATCCCCATTCCACACCACAGACCATCCTGGCCCTTGACCTGGGCACCACCACCGGCTGGGCGCTGAGCTCGCCCGACGGCACGACGCTGAGCGGCACCGCCAGCTTCCGCGGCGGGCGTTACGAGGGCGGCGGGATGCGCTTCTTGCGTTTTCGCTGCTGGCTCGATGAGATTTCCGATCAGATCGATGGGAGTGATCTCGGGGGTCCGTGGGCTCGGGTGCTGCAAATTGTCAAAGAGGCGATGCCCGAGGGCGGGATTGGCCGCTCTCAGCTCACCCGCCGAACCCAGTTTTTGAACAAGCGCGAGCGAGACTGCATTCTGAACGACCTTTTGGGTGCAGGACTGATCGAGAGCCGAAAAGCGCCCACGAAGACGAACTCACGCACCGTGTTCCAACTCACGGGCAAGGTGGAAACCAGGATTGATCTCGTCGTCTTCGAGGAGGTCCGGCGGCATCTCGGCACGGACGCCGCGCATGTCTATGGGGGCCTGCTGGCCACGCTGACGGCCTGGTGCGAGGCCCGCGGGCTGCCCTATCAGGGCCTGCCGGTGGGTGCGGTGAAGAAGCATGCCACCGGCCGCGGCAATGCGCCCAAGCAGGCGGTGATCGCGGCCATGCGGGCGCTGGGCCACGTCCCCGGCGACAACAACGAGGCCGATGCCTTGGCCCTCCTGCACTTCGCGCGCCAGGGAGGGCTGCAATGATCCTGCGCTGCGGCAAGCCCATCTCCGGCGGCGGCGAGCGCCGGCACCCGAAGCGCATCAAGCGGCCCCGCGTTTTCAGCAAGACCGGCCGGTCTTGCGGTTCAGAAAACGCGACACCGAAAATGGTCTGGCGCCGGGACGGCATCCTGGTGATCCAGCGCGACGATCCGCGCCTCAGCTGGCCCGAGCGCGAGCTCGTGGCCCAGCTCGGGGACAAACTCTATGGCCTGGCCAAGGGAGGGCAGGATGGCTGACTGGACCACCGAAGAGATCGCCGCGCGCATCACCGAGGCCGCGCGCACCCTCAAGCGCCTGCCCGAGCAGCGCGTCCAGGGGTATTTCAGCACCTGGCCCCGGATCCGGCCCGAATTCTCGGATCTGGTCGGCCGCGAGCCCGAGCCCGCCCGCATGCCCCCGCCCAGCGCCGCGGCGATCACCCGCATGGAAGAAGTGCTTGAGGTCTGGATGCCGATGCTCGCGGCCCAAGAGGCGGGGACGGCCGAAGGCCGGACAGGCAAGGATGTCGAGGTCAGCAAGCTGCTCTGGGCCCGGGCCGAGGGCACGCCCTGGAAGGCGATCTGCTGGCGCTTCGGCATCAGCCGCGCGACCGCCCATCGCCGCTGGGAATACGGCCTCAGCCTGCTCGCCTGGCGGCTGGGTGGCCGCTCGGCGGCCAAGCTCACCCGCCAGAAGCTCGTCGAGCGGGTCCGGCAGGCGGAAAGAACAAGAGGCGTGGACCCAACCACACAAAGGGGGCGCTCTGCCTGAGCAAAAAGCGAACGGAGGTGCCTATCCCTTTGTGTGGTCGGGGACAGGGAACGAAAAACCGCGTGAGACATCCCTTAACGAGACGAACCGGCCGGTCTCGGGCATTCTGACCGGCAGCATCGGGCGCGGCGCGGGTTCAGCGGGCCGCGCCCGTTTTGCGTTTCAGCCCCTGCCAGGACCCCATGACCCTTCATCTTCCCGACCGGATCGAGCACTGGCCGCTGGGCGATCTGAGCGCCTATGGCGGCAATGCCCGCACCCACTCCGACACGCAGATCCAGGCGATCGCCCGGTCCCTGGCGGAGTATGGCTGGACCACGCCGATCCTGGTCGATGGCGATGGCGTGGTCATCGCGGGGCATGGCCGCATCGAGGCGGCGGCCCGGCTCGGGCTTGAAGCCGCCCCGGTCATCCGCATCGAGCACCTGACCCCGGCCCAGATCCGCGCCTACCGGATCGCCGACAACCGCCTGGCCGAACTCGCCGGCTGGGACGAGAGCCTGCTGGTCGCTGAACTCGAGGCGCTGGAGGCCGAGGGGCTCGACCTGGCGCTGGCCGGGTTCGAGGAGGCGGATCTCGCGGCGCTGAGGCCCGAGCCCGAGGTGTCGGACGAAGAGGCCGGCGAGGACGTGGAAGATGAGGTGCCCGAACCGCCGACCGCGCCGGTCACCCGGCCCGGCGATCTCTGGCTGCTGGGGGAACAGCGCCTGCTTTGCGGCGATGCCACCGATCGGGAGACGTTCGCGCGGCTGATGGACGGCGAGCGCGCGTCCCTGCTCGTCACCTCGCCGCCCTATGCCCAGCAGCGGGATTACATGACCGACGGCATCCCGGACTGGGATGCGCTGATGCAGGGTGTCTTCAGCGATCTGCCGCTGACCCCGGATGCGCAGATCCTGGTCAATCTCGGCCTCGTGCACCGGGAGAACGAATGGCAGCCCTATTGGCAGGGCTGGCTGGACTGGATGCGCGGTGAAGGCTGGCGGCGCTTCGGCCTCTATGTCTGGGACCAGGGGCCCGGCTTGCCCGGCGACTGGAATGGGCGGCTCGCCCCGGCCTTCGAGTTCCTCTTCCACTTCAACCGCACAGCCCGCCGGCCGAACAAGATTCAGCCCTGCCGATGGGCGGGGCATGTGAATGAAAAGCACGGCGGGATGCGCGGCAAGGACGGCACCGTCGGCGACTGGCAGCACGCCGGGCGGGGCGTTCAGGACATGCGCATCCCCGATAATGTTCTGCGCATCACCCGCCACAAGGCGCGCGGCATCGAAACCGAGCATCCGGCTGTCTTCCCCGTGGCCCTGCCGGACTTCGTGATGCGGGCCTGGACCGTAGAGGGCGAGCTGGTGTTCGAGCCCTTCGCGGGCTCGGGCTCCACGCTGATCGCCGCCCAGCGCCTGGGCCGAAGAGCACGGGGCCTGGAACTCGCGCCCGAATATGCGGATGTGGCGCTGCGCCGCTGGATGCTGCTGTTCCCCGATACCCCGCCCGTCCTGGCCGAGACGGGCGCGACCTTTGCCGAGACTGCCGCCGCGCGCGGCGTGGAGATTCCCGATGCCGCATGACGCCCTGACCGTCGAGCATTGGCCGCTCGACAAGCTGAAGCCCTATGCCGCCAATGCCCGCACGCACGCCAAGGCCCAGATCGCCAAGATCGCCGCCTCCATGGCCGAATTCGGCTGGACCAACCCGATCCTGGCTGAGCCGGATGGCACCATCATCGCCGGGCATGGCCGGCTGGAAGCAGCGAAGCAGGCCGGCATCGAAACCGCACCGGTCATCACACTCGACGGGCTGAGCCCGGACCAAGCCCGCGCCCTGCGCATCGCCGACAACAAGCTGGCGCTCAATGCCGGCTGGGATGAGGCGACGCTGGCCGAGGAACTGAACGCGCTGCTGGCTGACGGCTATGAGCTGGACGTGATCGGCTTCGACGAGGCCGAGCTGAAGGCGCTGTTCGAGGGTGACGAAGACGGGGCCGTCGAGGGCGAGGACGAGGTCCCCGACCTCCCCGAAGAGGCCAAGACCAAGCCCGGCGATCTGTGGATTCTGGGCGAGCACCGGCTGCTCTGCGGTGATGCGACAGATGGCGAGGCGGTCAAAGCGCTCCTGGGAGGGGCCAAGCCTCACCTGATGGTCACGGATCCACCCTATGGTGTGGATTACGACCCCGCCTGGCGCAACGAGGCGGGGGCATCCGAGACCAGGCGCACCGGCCGCGTCCAGAACGACGACCGCGCCGACTGGCGCGAGGCCTGGGCGCTGTTCCCGGGCGACGTCACCTATGTCTGGCATGCCGGGGTGCATGCCGCGCCGGTGGCCGAGAGCCTGGTGGCCACGGGCTTCGAGATCCGCTCCCAGATCATCTGGTCAAAGCCGCGCCTGGTGCTCTCGCGCGGCGACTATCACTGGCGGCACGAGCCGTGCTTCTATGGCGTCAAAAAGGGCCGCAAGAGCCGCTGGCAGGGCGCCCGTGACCAGTCCACCATTTGGGAGATCGCGCCCGCCACACAGGGCGAGGACGCGGCCACCGAGCACGGCACCCAGA